TTTCTTCGGCGGTCTTGCCTTGCTTTGCCAGCGCTTCGGTGTCCTTGGTTCCGAAGGCTTGTTCCAGCAGATTGAAAATCGGCATTCCGCGTTCGGCCAGTTGCAAGGCTTCTTCGCGTTGAAGCGTCCCCTTGTTCTTAATGTCCGAAAACACCATCAGCAACCCGGCCAGTTCCGCGCGGCCGCCGCCGGCCAAGGCGTTTTGGTTCCCGAGTTCCCGAACCAGCCGGTATGAAATGTCTTCGGCCAGCCCCGAACGGCGAAGCGCCGCATAACCCTGTATCGATTCCTGGACACCAAGACCGGGCGCGCGGGCAATTTCGCGAAGGTTGGCCAGGACTGAACGGGCCTTCGTCGGACCGCCTTCCAGCGCTTCGACGGCGTTGGCCAAGGCTTCGAAATCCCCGGCTTGTTTGGACGCATAGTAAAGCGCCGACCCGGTGGCCAGCGCCGCAACGCCGACCGCTTGCAATGCGCGTTCGATGCCACCTAAGATTGGCTGCACCTTGCCCCAAGAATCGCCAATGTCCTTCCCGATACCTTGGAGTTGTTTGGCCGAAATCAGTTGCCGGTTTAGCGCCGCCAAGCCGGTTCGGGCGTGGGACGGGTCAACCGTGATATTGATTTCAATCCATTCGGAAATGCGGCCACTCATGCGGGTTTGTTCTCTTCAACGATTTTGACGGCGGCCACGATTTCGGCCAGTTGTTCCCAACCGTCTTTGGCCGGTTGACCCGGTCGGTATTCGGGATGCGGTTGGTTTATGGTCCGCAATGCGTCCAGGTAGACAACCCGCATCGGGTTTTCCATTAACTCCCTTTTTTTTTCTCCAAAAGTTCTTGCATTCGAACGGCGTCCATTAAGCGGATGCCGTTTTCGAATTGGTCCAGAATGTCGACCACGCCAAGCCGAAGCGCCTTCACGAAGCGAATGGCGGCGGCGTCGGACATTTCCGGAATGGAGTAATGCCGGAAAATGAAAGCGTTAATGAGGTCCCGCGACGTCATGGCGTCGCAACCGAGTTCGTCCCAAAACGGCGATTCCTTGACGGCTTGCATCCAGGCGCCCGCGTTGCGCGGGATGTCGCGCCATTCCGAAACGTCAACGTTGGTTCGCATGACCAACACGCCCCCGCGCGGCAACGGAATTTCGATAAAGTCCGGTTGCCGGAAGTCTTGTTCCAACGCTTCAATATCAAACACGCTTTGCGGCGTCTTGTTTTCGTTCATGGTGGTTTGTTCCTTACGGCGTGGTCGCGGCGTATCCCGGCGCGCCTTGGGTCATAACGGTTAGGGTTTGTCGCTGGACTTGGCGGCGGGCAACCACCAGGTTGTATCGTTCGGCGACGGCGACGCATGAATAAACGCCCGCGCCGGTGTCAATGTTGACGGTGAAAAGGCAATCGCCGAAGATTGTTCCAATCAGTCCGGTTGAAGGAACGGCCGACGGCGCGTCCGCGCCTTCGAAGGCCACGTTAAGCCGGTGGAACGTGTCGCGGTTGACGACCTTTCCCACGCCTTGTTGGACAACGTTCAGGGTTAGCGGGCCACCGCCAAAACCAGGGTTCAGCGAAAAGGCCCAACCGTTGTCGGCCGGCGTCGCGGAATTGGCGTCGACCAAGAATTGCGAAGACAACGCCGATTGAAGAATCTTCATCGTTGCTGTACCGGTCACGGCGCGCGCCCCGACCACTTGGGCGACGGCGTGAAAATCGGACATTCCGCCATTGTCGTCGACCGGGACGGCCACGTCCAGGGAGAAATTTTCAACCAAGGCTAGAACGTTGTTCCCGTCCATGGACAACGCCGACACGCTAAACGGGTCCGCCTTGCGCGACCCGGACGCATCTTCCATCAGGTCGAAGGTAAAGCGGTGACTTCGCCCGAGAATTTGAGCAATGGTATAGGTGTCCCCGAACCCTTGCACCCGTTCCGAATCGGCGGCGTGGTCGGCGCTAAAATTGGTCCCGCGCCCAAGGTACGAAGTGCCGTCCAGTTCCAGCGTCGCAACGCCCAACCCTACGTGTTTTGCGGCCATGTCGCCCATTGAAGACGCAACCGCCCGATTGTTTCACGTGAAACTATGAACCGAGCGCCGCCGCCGTCGCTTGCCAATTCACGCGCCATTGCGGGTTGAACGAAGACGCGACGACCCAGCCGCGCCGCCATTCTTCGGGGAACGCCGCGAACCGGGTTCGCATCCGCTTGTCCACTTCGTCCAGGATTCCGCGCCCGACCATGAACCGGGTCCCGTATGGCGAAAATATGAATTGCGTGTACGGCAAGTTCGTACCAACGATGACCGAGTACGATTCCCGCGCGCCAAATCGCACGTTTGCCGAACCCTTCTTGCGAAGCATTACCGACCGGTGCAACCGCCCGGACCGCTTGTTGATTGGCAACAATGGGACCGTTCGCCGCCCTATGGCCTTCATTGCTGCGGACTGACTGACCCGGCGGCGCTGGACCGACCCGCCACGGGCGAAGTTGGCCGACGGCGACTTGCCACGCGCGAACGGGTTGTATTTGTCAATGAACGCGGCGGGGATGTCGCCGGCCGTTAGTTCCTTCAAATCGTTCCGGGTTTCGTTCCCCATGAGGGCGCTGGCCCGCCCCGCCACGGGCGAAGTTGGCCGACGGCGACTTGCCACGCGCGAACGGGTTGTATTTGTCAATGAACGCGGCGGGGATGTCGCCGGCCGTTAGTTCCTTCAAATCGTTCCGGGTTTCGTTCCCCATGAAGGCGGCCACGTTGGACGCCGTGACCACCCCGGCTTCGACCTTGGCTTCGACCGATTGAAGTAACCCGGCCAAACTTCGATGCGGATTTGCACGGGTCGACATGGCGGGATTATGGGCGGTCTTGGTGGTATTGATACCGGAACGTTAGGGACGTCACCCGGCGCTTTTCGTGGTCGGCGTCCATGTTCACCGGGTCGCCGGCGGTGACGGTCGGCAACATCCCGCCGCCTGGAACAGAGGCCAGCGAAAGTTCATTGTATATCGCGTGAAGGTAGCCAACGCCGTTCGTGACTTCGTCGTCGTTCGTGGCCGCCCAAACGAAGAAAATTTCCCAAGTGACGTTGATTGCATCTTCGGAAAACGTGGCGCCTTCGACGTTCGCGAATGTCGGTTTTGCCACGGCGTAAGGTAGCGGAATGGCCCCGGATTCCGGGCCTTTGAGATACACGCGCGTCACCGACGGCCACGCCGCTTTTATTGCGTCTTCGACGAATCCCCGTTGCAATGCGAAATCGGCGGCGTCAATCATTACGGCATATCCTCGGCCAGTACGTCCAGTTCTTCCAAGACCACTTCGACGCCCGCCGGCGCGACCGGCACGTCGTAAATGGCCACGCCCTTAATGGCAAAGGTCCGGGAATCATAGACCACGATTCCCGTTTCTTCAAATCGGGCTTTGTAGGCGAGCGGGCAATACAACACGTGCGGGCGCAAAAGGTCAACGACCACGCCGTCGAACGATGTCCCGCCCATTCCAGCCGGCGTGATTTGGCAAGGCGTGGCGCCTTGGGATGTAAAGGAATAGCCGTCGACGACTTTGTCGGTCGCCGTGTCCGTTCGTTTGTACGGCGTACACGTTTGAAGGTAGATACCCGCCATCAGACCACCAGCCGCCGGTACGTGTTGACCACGCGGTCCCACGAATCGGACCACGCCGCCACGCGCCCGCCAAGGGTTCCCGTGGCCGAATCCGAAACCGATTGCGCGTTTTCTTGTTCGAACGGGCCTTGCTTAATCTTCTTGGCCAGTTGTTGCCCCGCCACGGCGTCGACGTCCATTTGGTCATGGACCCAAGCGGCGGCGCAATGTTGCTGCAAGGCTAAGAACAAGTCAGCGGGAATCGATGCGAACCGCCCGCGTTTCCCGGTGACGGTGACGTCCGGGTATATGGCCACGTGCGGCGCGAATGCCAGTTCGGTAATCGCCCGCCCGCGTGAAATGGCCGACGCGGGAAGGGTCCGGTAATCAGTGCCCAGAATCAAAGGCGTTGCCCCGTTGAGAACGCCCGTGATGGTTTGGTATCCGGTGCGAAGCGATAACACGTTGCCGCGCCGGACGTCGTCGCGGTGGAACGTGGCCGACGTTGCTGACGGTTCAATGAGCGCCGGGGACCAACCGGTCAGACGTTCAAATTCCCCGATTGCCGCATCCAGGTAAGGCGTGATGAGCGCATCGGACGGGGCGGTCGCAACCAACCCCGCCGATACCAACAACGCCCCGATTTCCGTTTCGGTCGGCCACGCCACGATTATGCCCCGTCTTCTTGGTCGGCGGCTTCTTCTTCGCCGTCCCCGTCTTCTTGGTCGTCGGCTTCTTCGGTTTCGGGATTGGCCAAGACGTCGGCCGCCCATTGCTCAAGTTGCGCCTTGGTCGCGCCCTTCGGGACTTCAACGCCCGCCGCCTTCAACGCCTTTCGCAATTCCTGGCCGGTGGCCTTTTCAATGTCCAGCGCGCGCAAGGCGTCCAGGGACTTCGTGGCGGCTTCGTCCGGGGCGTCCTGGACGGCGGCCGGTTCCGGGTTGGCGTCAATCAGGGGATTCGTTTCGTGGCGCGTGACCGCGCCGTCCGCTTCGCGAATAAGGAACAATCCAT